TAAATCACCTGCAACAATCTTCTTGTTAATATATACAGTAAACAATTGATTAAATGTGTTACGTGCTTGCGGAGCAGTATTCATTAATTGATCCACTGCAGGACCGTATTTCTTAATTGCATTCTGTGCATTCTTTAATAAAGTGTTATCTATCTTAATCTTAGGAGCTGTTGGCATAGCACTAGGAACAATTGCAACATCACTATTATTCTTCAGTTGTCCTATATTTCCATTCAAGGTAACTGCTTCATCGGTGGTCATTGCGTTAGGATCAATATACTGATGTACTGCAATTCCAGCACGTTTCCCACTCATCAATTTTCCAATTGGACTATTAGCTTCTACTTTATAAGTAATACCGTTAGGATTAGCTTTGAAAACATAACTACCATTTTGGTCTTTTAATGGTTGATGAAATAATAAATCACCCCAGTAATAACCCTTAGCACCTTTGCTAGCTTTTTCTAAGCCTGGCCATATTTCATTAATAATAGGCCATAAACTAGCACGTTCTACTCCACGTGCCTGGTCATATTGTACAAACTGTTCCGGGCTGAATACTTGCCGTCCTGTACCATCTTTCTTATTGAACATATGTTTGTCCATAATACTAAACTTACCTGAACTGTTACGTCCAAATATCAATGCAGGATATCCGTCCCATTTGATTGTAACTGTTGCCGGATTTTTAACTGTTGCAATAGTAGCTTGAATGGCACGATTAGCACCATCACTTCCACCTAAAAATATTAAATCTTCTGGATGGTCTAAATGACCTTTATCTTCATTTATAGATAGTTTGTCAATTTTAGATTTAAGTAATGCTAATGCTTCCGATAAATTCATAACTGCTCTTTGTCGCTGTTCTTCTTTATTGATTTAGAGAATTTACCTTGGTCACGGGATTTAATCGCACCAAGTAATTTTCTCTCTAATATCTCTGCTTGTTCTTTAGGATAATTCCTATTAATCATTTCTAACAGATTAATTGCACTGGTAATGATATTGTGGGCTCTACTTTCAATAACATGACTTGTATCACGGTTATTTCCAATTGCTTCCAATTCCTGCAGAAGGCTGCGAGTTTGTTTTTGCATAATAGTTTCCTAATAGTATTTATCTATTTTACGGTTTTATTTCTTTAAACTATTCAGCAAATTCTTCAATTTAGATCCCTGAACATCTACTATAATTTTCTTGTTTTCAGGCTCTAAAATCTCCCCTGTGGCTTGGTCTATGATTGGTTCTGTTGATGCTAATGTACTTTGTGTCTTTAACTTATTCATAATATCAATAGCACTAGGTTGAGGTCTATAACTATCTTCGCCGTCACCTCCATTGTCACTAATACGCATAGTTTCAATGTTATATTCTAGGTCAATCTTCATGCCTACCCCAGTTGAACTACGACTTTTCATACATTGAATCTGATACTTACCACGCTCTCGCATACTACGACTTGTAAAGATACCAAACACATTATCTGCTGTATTAATCTTACTGATACCACCTGCAATATGACTGTGGTCAAATTCAATTTCATCTACAGCACTACGATTTAATTGACTTGCAGTAACCATTAGTATACCCATCTCTTTTGATAAATTACGCAATTCTTCAGCAACATATTTGTCTTTAATAAACTGGTCATTAGGGTTAACTTTAACAGATACTGGCATTACTAGATCCAAATAGTCAACCATTACAAAGTCAATATTAATACCTGTTTGAATCTGTACTTCTTTTAAATAAGCACGAATGTCATTTACATTGCTTTGTGCTGGTAATGCTTTAACACGATATTGTCCTGCTTTTTTACCAACCATCTTAACTTTAAGTTCAGTTGATCCGATATCTTTACGAATATCTCTAGTGCCCATATTAGTTAACATTGCATCTGTACGTAAACTAGTTAATTCTTCACTCAATTCTAATGTAACATATACTCCACTCATTCCTGCTTGTAACCAATTTAATGCTATATTCATCATCACCAATGACTTACCTGAACCTGAACCGCCTGCAAAGATATTCAATTCACCACGACTCATGCCACCATACAATATCTTATCCATCTGCGGCCAGCCTGTACTAACCTGTCCACCACTATTAAAATATTTGTTAATTCTACCAGCTGGATCAGCAAAGTAATCTGTACCCATATCTTTCTGTAAACTGATTTGTACTGCATCTTTAATTAGTTTTTCAACAGGACCAAAATCACCTTTCTCAAGTAAGTCTGCACTCTTTAGTATTGCTCTTTCTAATTCTTGTCGTTTAGTGAATGATTCAAATTCTTCAAAGAACCAATCATAATGCCCCTGACTTAATTCAGGTATGACTTCAAGATCCATACCAGTTAATGCTTTAATCTGTGTGCTATCCGGCAATACATTATATTTTGTTGTATGTTCTTTGAATAGTTCTGCTACTGGGCGCAAGGACTTATCAAAGTTCTCTGAGTTCATAATATTCATAACTCTGGTATACAACTCGGCATTTGTAATCATCATTTGCAAAAACAACTTCTGCAATTCTACACTATATTCTTTATTATCCGATTGTTTTCTCAATTTTCTTCCTCTGTATTTCTATTTTTATTTTACTCATTGTGGCACTTTGCAAAATGCTTAATAGAGTAGGCAACTTTCCATATCTTACAACAGCATCGTTGACGTCCTTAATATCCGGTTCCCAATTAGGTAAACTAACGCTATAGCTTAATTCTAGTGCTCTATCACATAACTTTAAACCTGTCTTATCTCTGTCAGGAACTACAATAATTTGTTTATTTAATGATGCAATCAATTGTGCTTGTTCATTGCTAATATCATCATGCATGATTGCAATACCATCAATACTTAATGCATCAAATATACCTTCTGTTAATATACATACTTGCCATTCAGGTTTCTGTATATCAATATTGAATACGTATCCTGGCTGTTGTTCGTTAATGTATTTTGGTATTTTATTATCTAAGAATCTGCTAGTATGACCAACAATTTTATTCTTATAAGTGTAGGGAATGATTATTCTATTAGCATAACGACCTTTTAGATTAGGTGTTATTAAGAACGGATACTCATTATAATTTATCCCCCTAGACTGTACATAATCAATATACACTTTGTGTAACGGGTTACTTCCATCTAACATTTCACCTTCAGGTAATTCATGATCCTTGAATTTGATTTTTATTTTAGTTTTCTTTTGAATTACAATATCAAGTAAATCTTTTTGTTGTAAACTTTCTAAGCTCCACTTGCCTATCTGTGTCTCATCAATGCCACACCATAACATTAGTTGTTTAGTTTTGTAACTGATACTACGACCTAATACAAAATTACATTTGTATCCACAGTTAAAGCAATGCATAGACCAGTTAGTTTGTCCGTCAAACTTAATACCACCTCGCATTCTGCGATCGGGTTTATGACCAAGATGGCTACAACAGACAGCATTAAAGCTATGCCATCCGCTACTTGTAGTCTTTTTCTTGCCGGGAATTATGGATAAAATATCAAACATTAGTAGTAGTATAACATATACTAACAGAGATATCAACAACTATGGTCGTTTATCTTGCCAATATATTAGTTACAATACCAGCATTGCTTTCAAATTGCATTCTGATAAATGGGTGAAAGCCCTCTACAACATAACCTTTTGTATCAGTTACTTCTTCATATGTATCAGCAAAGATTGGATACCAATCACCATCAACAATTGTAGAACCTTCAATAGCGATATTACCATAATAATCACTATATTCAGCTTGTATGGTTAGTATGCTAGTATCATTTGTACTGATAACGCTAGTGTAATATATGAGATTACTATCGCTATTGCCATTTGCGTTATTGTTAGGGAATGCTTGTCCTGTTGGAATTGTTACAGGCATTGAAGGAATGAAGCTAGGAAGGATGCTATTAACGATATTCAAATCACCACGTGCTCCTGCATTTTGGTCTACAAATACAGGGAAGTCAAATTCACCAACTGGGATTTCCAATGAATAATAACATTTCTGTGCATCAAATCCATCTATATCAGCAGGACCTAATTCTAAGGCCGCAATACCTGTTGCCGGCAACTGTAATGTTAATGCTTTTTGTAATAATACCGCTCCACCAGTATTGTTAATAATTCTACATACAATAGATTTACCGGTAATGTCTACTGGTTTCTGTTGTTGATTAAGGAACTGAAACTGTATTTGATTGTCTACACCTTTATGTAGTGTCAGTGGTTTGGCGTACTGAGGCATATAACTCCTTGGCGAATATCCTGATAATAGTACAACGATTTGACGTTGTGTATAAATGAAAACTTGGGTTGAGTACACAAATGTAATCTCCTATTGTGTATTTAGTCATCCATATATATTATTTTATTAATGGTTTGGGAAGGGCGATAAATATATCCGAGACTATAATTTTAATGATACAAAACGAGTTTTTTAAACGCCTAGGCGAAAATCACCCCTTCATAACTATTTGTTCCTACGCAAATCAGGATTATGTGGGAATTGTCCAGAACCGAGACGATATAGTTACCACTATATACGATTATGGTGCTATAATAGACAATGAAGTTAAAGAGAAATTCCTAGAGCTAGGAGATGTTTGGTGGTGGGAAAGTAATAGATTAATCCCCATAAATCTATTCTTAAAAGATGAATGGAGTATCTTTAGACCCTATATTAGAACATTTAATAACAAAAGTCTCACAATACTACATGGTCCTGTATGTAGTATAATTGAATTAAACAAACGCAGAAGTAAACGCCGTAGCATTACCCTAGTTAAACGCTTACCCTAACAAATTCATATGCACTGCAACAAGCCATGAATAACTTATGGCATGACTTTTCTTAAAAGTATATCCATCAGTTCCCTTATCCCATACAGTTTTAGCAATATCACTCCATCGTTCACCAATCAAATGCTTTTTACCGGGACGAATTACTGCTAGAAACATAGCTAATCTTGGGATGCTATCTACTGGTTCCGGCATCTTTTGTAAATTGTAGTACTGATTATTCAAATGAATCAATTTCTCTACAAATACAGGGTCTTTAAGTTTACCCCAATTAGGTTCATGCATCAACTCTAATAGATGTTGTTCGTCACGTACCTGAGTATAAACGTGTACATTTAATAAATCTAGTTTAAAATACCCACGTTTGTCTGCTACAGTATAGTCAATACTTGCTATATTGTGTACTGGATCATATGGTATATCAGTAATATATACACCAGTGGCATGATTGCGTATAGGTTTAACATTACGCATTGCCGCTCTAGTATGAGATATTAACTTTAATAGAGTATCTCTATCACCAAAGTCAATATCAATGTCTGAATCAATTCTCATTACTTTGCCATGTGTCGCCGTGATAACCAATTTCTATAGAGCCATCATCATCAACTATAACCTCAGCTACATCATCTTGGTTAAGTGCTATAACTATAATAGGTATATCATTGTCATCTATTATAACTTTTTTATCCACTTTATGATATTTCATTAATATATCTAGTTTTTCTTCATATGATATATTGTCACTAAAATTTATTAACATGTTAACTCCAATTTCTTATAAGCTTTTTGTACAACAATAGCTTGCCGTTCAGCATCTTCTACTGCTTTGTGGCTTGTACTATGACCACCATCACTAAGTTTAACACCTGCTATTTCATACAATGTTCTTGTGTCTCTGATTGTATAGAACGGCCAAGGAATAGGATTAGGCTTATCACTTACTTGCCGCCAAGCAGACTCCATAACGACACAATCGAAGGAAGCACCATTACTCCATACAGCACGACGGTTCCAACAAAACTTATAAAGGGTCTCCATGCACTCGCTAAATGGTGTGCGTCCCCGGTCTCCCAGTGCTTCTTCAAGTGCCTCAGGGCTCTGCTCACTCCACCATCGTAATGTATCTTCATTAATACTCCTGTTATATATTTCTGTTTGATCCTCAATGGTAGGTCTTAGTTCTAATCGTTCAACTACACCTGAACCTTTAGGATCAAATCGTACTGCACCAATAGTTAAGATAACACAATCAGGTGTTGTATCTAAACTCTCAATGTCAATCATTATATCATTTGCCATATTACGCCTGTAATGTTTTCCAAATATATTTTTTCTCTAAGTAATCCTGAAACTTTATTGCTTCATCTTCATTATTAAATGCCACACCTTTAATATCATACATATCTTCTAGGTATCTAGCATATTCACCATTAACATCTTGTGCCCAAGTGTAACATGTAATCCACATGATATCTACTTCCCCACCACTTAATACTCCGGCCATTATTGCGATACCAACTTCATCACTACCTATATCAGCAAACAACACGGCTAATAGTCTTTTCTTTGTATCAAACTGCCGGATGTTCTCCCATTTAGGCCATGATACTAGAAATTTATTGTTTTGTACAGATGTTATGGGAAATAATTTGTTCATTGAAATTTTAATAAAAATAGTAGGTACTTTTTTTCGTCAACAATCTCATAACCATCAGTTATGTTACCATTAACAATGTTCATTCTTATACCATATTGTCCAGTAAGGTAGTCTTCAAAATCATATGCGTCAAATTCTTTGTTCTGTGCCATATATTCTTTACGAACTTTTTTTAATGCTTC